TGATCCACCTTCTCGGCAATTTCGCCTCGGCGTCAACGTCCATTTTACGCCAGCTGGTCGATGCAGGGACTCTCTCAAACCTTCCGGGTGGGCTCAAGACCAATGGTCTTCGCGTCAAGGGAGACGACACGCCCATCATGCCGGGTGAGTGGAGAGACGTGGACATTGCGTCGGGCGCGCTCAGGGACAACATCATGCCCCTGCCGTACAAGGAGCCCAGCCAGACTCTCGCAGCTCTGCTGCAGGAAGTGGTCGAGGAAGGGCGCCGACTGGCGGCTACCGCGGACGTCAAGATTTCAGACATGAACGGAGAGGCTCCGGTGGGTACCACCTTGGCCATTCTCGAGCGCACGCTCAAGGTTATGTCAGCAATTCAGGCGCGCAATCACGTCTCAATGTCGCAGGAGTTCAAGCTCATCGCGGGGCTCATTAAGGACTACACGGCGCCTTACTACAGCTACCAGACCTCCACCACGGGTGTCCCGACCTACGCAGCCAAGCGGTCGGATTATGAACAGACGGACATTGTGCCGGTCTCGGATCCCAACTCGTCCACCATGGCGCAGCGGATCATTCAGTACCAGTCAGCGATTCAGCTGTCTCAGATGGCGCCCCAGATTTACAATCTGCCGCTGCTGCACAAGCAGATGCTCCGCGTCATGGGTATCAAGGACGTGGACAAGATCATCGAGACCGATGACGCGCTAAAACCCACCGACCCTGTGTCAGAGAACATGGAGGTCATCAAGGGTAAGCCGGCCAAGGCTTTCATCGAGCAGAATCATGACGCGCACATCGCGGTCCATCAGGCGTTTATCAACGACCCGAACACGGCTCAGATGATGCAGGGCAACCCCAACGCCCCGGCGGTGATGCAGGCTTTCCAAGCCCACCTCATGGAGCACTATGGGTTCCAGTACCGGGCACAGCTCGAGCAGCAGTTGGGTATGCCGCTTCCGCCTCCGGGCGAGCCGCTGCCTCCAGAGATGGAGAGCCAGATCGGGCCCCTGCTGGCGCAGGCTGCCTCGCAGCTCAACCAAATGCACGGCGCTCAGGCTCAACAGGCTCAGGCTCAACAGCAGATGCAGGACCCGCTGTTTCAGCAGTCTCAACAGGAGCTGCAGCTCAAGGAGCAGGAGATCAACAACAAGTTCACCATCGAGCAGGCCAAGATCGACGCGCAGCTTGAGATTGCGCGGATGAACAACAACGCCAAGATGGGGCTGCAGGTCGCCAAGGATGAGTCCACTCACCAGCTTAAGGCCGCTGAAATTCTGGACAGGAAGATGAATCCTCCGCCACCTCCGGCTCCGGGCGGCTTCCCGGGAGGTAAGAAATGAGGGACGAACAGTCCGCTGGAGAACGCCTATCCCTCTGGATGGGCGACCAGATTCAGATGCACGAGAATGCTATCACCCACGGTGGTGCCAAGACATTCGAGGAATATCGCGAGATATGCGGAGTCATTCGAGGGCTCCGTATCGCAAAGAGCGAGCTGGACAACATGATGCGGAACTGGGAAATCGCATCTGAGCTCGACGACTAATTCCCAAATCTAAGTCCTAGGAATACATCGCGCCTAGGGTAACTTAGCAATCAAAGGCGATGCTTGTGGAGTCAACGATGTCATTAACGAATATCGACACTGATAAAACTCTGGAGAAGGGTAGCGAATTAGCTTCTCGTCTACCTAAGCCAGTGGGGTATCAGATCCTCGTCATTAAACCGAAGATCGAGGACAAGACTGAAGGCGGTATCCTAAAGCCGCAAGAATTCATCCGAAAGGAAGAAACAGGATCTGTCGTAGGTCTTGTCCTTGAGCTGGGTGATATGGCGTATTCTGATGCTACGCGGTTCCCTACGGGTGCATGGTGTAAGAAAGGAGACTTCATTCTCATTGGTGCCTATCGGGGCCAGCGCTTTACCGTGGACGGTGAAGAGTTTGTTCTTATTCATGATGACATGGTGCTGGCGACAGTATCTGATCCTCGTGGTATTAACCGGGCGTACTAAGGAGATAAACCATGGATCCTAAGAACGAGATTATCGAGAACGAAGAACTCGAGATTGATATCGTTGACGACACTCCCGAAGAAGACCAAGGCAGACAACCTTTGCCGCCTATCTCAGACGATGAGCTAGAGCGGCAGAAACAGGAAATGGACGCATACGCGTCTAAGGGTGTGCAGGAGCGCATCAACAAGCTGACGCACCATATTCATGACGAGCGTCGAGCAAAGGAAGAGGCGTTGCGCCGGGCTGAGGCTGCGGAGCAGTTTGCCAAACAGGTTTACGAAGAGAATCAGAAGTATCAGGACACCCTTACTTGGGGTCGCAACGAGTACTTCAACGAGGTGAATGCTCGCCTTGATCTGGCTCAGCAGCTGGCTGAGCAGGGCTACCGGAAGGCCTACGAAGAGGGCAATACGGACGAGATCATCAAGGCTCAGCAGGCCATGCAGGACATTACGATTAAGCGTGCCCAGCTGGCCAATATTCCGCCTCCAGTACCCAAGGAAGACTTCAAGTTTCAACCGCAAGAGCCGATTCCTGACTTTCAGCAGCAATATCAGCAGCCTGTTCAGGAACCCCAGTACGAAGAGCCCTTGCAGGACGAAATTGTCCCTGATATAAAGGTCCAAGAATGGACAGCCCGGAATCCGTGGTTCGGAGAAGATGGCGACCCAGAGATGACTTTTGCAGCTCTAGGTGTTCACAGAAGTTTGGTTAATCGAGGTATAGACACAAGTTCGGACGAGTATTATGCGGCACTCGACCAAAGAATGGCTCAGCTATACCCCGAAAAATTAGGTAAGCCACGCCGATCGTCACATGTGGCCCCCGCTGGCAGAACAACTGCCACGAAGAAGGTGACGCTAACCAAGGCGCAAGAAGCGTTTGCAAAGAAATTTAACATCCCCCTTGAAAGGATGGCGAGGGAGCAGATGAAAGCGAATGGAGATATCTAATGGCTGAACAAGCACCTGTACGCGCGGCCTCTACGAGAGCGCAGGAAACGAGAGCAACTGAAGCACGCAAGGTTTCTTGGAAACCGGCGCACGATCTTCCGGTGCCCGACCCGCAGGAAGGCTATGTCTTCCATTGGAAGCGAGTGTCATATCTTGGCAACTCGGATCCCGCTAACATGGCGAAAGCGCGGCGAGAAGGATGGGAACCCTGTAAAGCAGAGGATCACCCTGAGATGATGGCCGACTACGCAGCATTTGGACTCAAGCCAGCAGGTCTTATTGAGATCGGCGGTCTGGTCCTGTGCAAAACCACGGTTGAGAATGCCCAAGCCCGTAATGAATATTACGCCAACATCACCCAGCGACAGGCCGACTCCGTGGACAACAACTTCCTCAAAGAGAATGACCCAAGAATGCCTCTCTTCCGTGAGGGTCGCTCGAAGGTGTCATTTGGTAGCGGTTCCTAAGGTTTTAGGGGCCGTAGGTAACACAATTTAGGAGTAACTTATGGCATATCCTAACGGTATTGGCCCCACTGGTCTGATTCCTGTGAATCTGATCGGAGGCCGAGTCTATAACGCGGCGGTTCGTCAGATCCCGATTGCTTCTGGCTACGCTCAGAACATCGGTAACGGCGACTTCGTCACCTATACCACTGACGGCACGATCATCCGTGTTGACACCACCGCTGGTGCGAAAACCACTTTCGCAGCGGCTCCGGTTGGTATCTTCCTCGGCTGCTCATACGTATCTGCGACGGGAATGAAGTACTTCACTCCTAACCAGTACTGGCCGACTGGCACCACGGTTCTTCAGGATAATGAGAACTACGGTTACGGCTGGGCATACGTGTGTGAAGATCCGGGTGCTGTCTTCGTAGCAACCGTCACTGACGGTTCTGGCAACCTGTATACCTCAGGCGGCGCTACTCAGGCTAATGTAGGTGAGAACGTAGGTTACTACGTTGGCACCGGTCTGGTTAACACCACCACGGGCAACAGTATCGTATCTGTAAACCTTGCTTCTGCAGCAACCACCAACACCCTGCCCTTGCGTATTGTCGACGTAGTGCGTTCTACCGCACTGTCTGATGGTACCTACCAGCAGGTTCTGGTGACCTACAATGCAGGTTTCCATTTCTATAACCAGACCACCGGCATCTAAGGGAGTAACGTAGATGGCTGCTATTTCACGCGCGCAATTACTTAAAGAGCTGCTCCCCGGTCTGAACGCCCTGTTCGGTCTGGAATATGAGCGGTATGGTGAGGAATTCAAGGAGATTTTCGAGATCGAAAGCTCTGAGCGTTCCTTTGAAGAAGAACAGAAGCTGTCCGGTTTCGGCGCGGCTCCGGTCAAGGCTGAAGGCAGCGCTATCGCATACGATAACGCGCAGGAAGCATGGAACGTGCGGTACACCCACGAAACCATCGCTCTTGGCTTCTCTCTGACCGAAGAAGCGGTTGAAGATAACCTGTACGACAGTCTCTCTGCTCGCTACACCAAGGCACTGGCTCGCGCCATGGCCTACACCAAGGAAGTGAAGGGTGCCAACATCCTGAACAACGGCTTTAACTCGAACTACAAAGGTGGTGACGGTAAGGCTCTGTTCGCGACGGATCACCCGCTCACCTACGGTGGCACCATCTCTAACCGTCCGGCTACCGCAGCCGATCTGAACGAAACCTCGCTTGAAAACGCGGTGATTCAGATTTCTCTGTGGACCGATGAACGTGGCCTGCTCATCGCAGCTAAGCCGAAGAAGCTGATCATCCCGTCTGCTCTGCAGTTCGTGGCGACCCGCATCCTCGAAACTGAGCTCCGCGTTGGCACCACCGACAACGACGTAAACGCTCTGAAGAACAACGGCTCAATCCCGGGCGGCTGGACTGTCAACCACTGGTTGACCGACACCAACGCTTGGTTCCTGACCACCGACGTTCCTAACGGCCTCAAGCACTTTGTCCGTACTCCGTTGGCGACTTCAATGGACGCTGATTTTGATACAGGGAACGCGCGATACAAAGCACGCGAACGCTATTCGTTCGGTTGGTCGGACTTCTTGGGCGTATTTGGCTCACCCGGCGCAAGCTGATAAGAAAGCCTTGTAAATCAAGGGTTTCAGGGAAAGGGGCTTCGGCCCCTTTCTTTTTGCGTAAAAGTCTGTATATTACCCGTATCGAAATTTAGGAGGCCGATATGGAATACCCAAAAACACGCAAAGAAGCTAAAGAGACAGGGGCTAAGTACTACTTCACTGGAGAGCCATGCTCTAGAGGGCATATAGCTTTGCGTAAGGCAAAGGGCTGCTGTGTAGAGTGCATGAAAGAAGATTGGGCTATCGACAACGCCAAGCGCGCGCAGAAACCCAAAACAGAAGCCGCTAAGAACGCGGGGAAACGCTATTACGAAAGGAATAGAGACGTAGTAAAAGCCAGAGCTTTATCTCGACCTAGAGGCAAAGTGCAAGAATATAGGGATGCGTACGACGCAAGAAACCCCGAGCAACGCCTCGCTAGAACCAGCATACGACGCAGGCGCTTTCGTAGTGCAACACCGCCTTGGCTTACCAAAGATCAGAGAGCAGCTATGAAGCAGCTTTACATAGAAGCTCAGCGATTGACTAAACTGACAGGAGAGCGCTATGTTGTGGACCACATCATCCCGCTCATCAACGAAGAAGTATGCGGGTTGCATGTGCCGTGGAATCTGCGTGTCATCACGCAGGAAGAGAACTTGGTTAAATCAAATAGACTACTATGAAGAACGCAGTTAAAGACGCGCTAACGGAGAAGGACAATGAGACCTATTGCGCTATTCGGATTATTGGGTTTCTTGGTGTGGCTCTTGTTGGCTCAGCTATTGTGGTGGGTGCTGCTCCCCTTGAGGTCGGGGCCGGAGTTGCAGCCATCATGGGTGCCCTCGGAGGCGGAATCCGCCTCAAAAATGAAGGAGTTGACACAGCAAAATAAGTAGGCTACAAAGGCCTCAACTCTGGGATTTTTCTACTTGCCTGATCGACTGGCCCAGCAGACACGCACACGACGACAGGCGCAGGTGCAAGAGGTTTATCATGGGTTTCGCATCTCATTTGGGTGTCTGGAGGACGGGTACCGTCAAGGACACCACCGGCACGACTCCGGGAACTATCTCTAACATGGGCTGTGCAGTCCTCTCTCAGACTGCGGCTCTTGGGCTTACCACTTCTACGCCGTTTGTCCTTCCGGCCGGCGCACAGATTCTCTACTTCAACATTGACGTTACCACGACGTTTACTACGGGCG